ATTTATAACATGGAAAAAGATACCAAAACCAAAAAACTTACAGAATTGTATATTGATTCATTGTCTGAAAAAGAAATGAAAGCATATATTATCGCTAAATCTCATTTGGGCAGTTCATTTTCATTGGAAAAAAGTGTTGGATTCTTAAAATGGAAAAAAAAGCAAGAAGAAAATATGTTATAATGATTATAGATTTTATTGTTTCGATTGTTTTAATTTCTTATAATCACTGTAACTCATTGCAGGTGTTTGTAACTCGCTAGTTTTCATACTATCAATCAAATTACTTTTGAAATTAGCTAGTCGTTTGCCCTTTTTCTTTGGATTGGATTGTAAAATATAAAAATTGCACACTTTTCCCAAACAAATAAATTTATTACGAATGTATATTTTGTCATCTTTTTTTTCATCTTGTTTTTCTTCTTTTTTATTGGTTTCTTCTTTTTTTTCATCTTTTAATTTATTAGCAGCTGTATTATAATTTTTAAATTTTGCAAATGGAGCTTTTTTCGTTTTTATAAATTCTTCTTCTTTTTTTTCATTTTTAACTTCTTTTTGTTCGGAATTTGCTTCTAACAATGGTGATGGATTTTCTTCCGGGGTTTCGCAGTTATCTACAAAAAAATCTCTACATCTATAAATTCTTACATATTTCATTGCTACTGCATTTAAAACATTATATGGAATACTTGTTTGGTCACAATAATATGCAAACCCTTGTTTAAATGCATCGTAATACATAATAATATTACCCCGAGGACTATTTTCAAATAATAATCTTGTCTTCCATTTTTTTTCTAATTCATTATTTTCATCGGTTAAAACAATACTTAATTTTGTTTTATTATAAAAACATTTGTCTACATTTTCGTTAAAATTTTTTTCTAACTTGTAAGTATTCAAAAAATTATTTTTCTGTGTTTCAAAATAATCTTTGGATAAAGTTGTTATAGTTACTGGTTTTTCATAATTATTTCCAAAGAAACAAAATAATATATATCTATATAGCGTTACTATCTTAAACAAGATAAAATAAAAATATGTGTAATATGATGATGACATATCTTATTTATATACTAATATTTAACTATTTTTATATTGTTTTATTGGTTTGTTCACTTCGTTTTTTCAACTTCGTTTCTTCGGTATTCAAATAAATCTTTTAATTCTTTTTCTAATATTGGAACTTCATGTACTTGATAATTACGATTGTCTGGATGCAATACTACCAATGCTAAATCTGTTACTTTTTTTCCATATTTATCTTCTAATATTTTTTTATATGTATTTAATTGTAATGAATAGTGCCAAAAGTTGCTATCTGGTAAATGTGATATAACGGGTGTTATTGCTTTACTGAAACAATTTTCATGGCTAATTTCTTTACACCGTTTCCAATCATATATAACCAATGTATTTCCAGTTGGGTCACGAGTATCCTGATATATCATATCTATTGAACCTGATAATTTCAATTCTTCATAATAAACCATCCATTCCGTTCTATATGGAATTAAATATGGATGTTCTTTTTGAAAATCTTCCCAGAAATTTTGAAAATATTTATATTCTATGCTTGTGTTGTTTGGTATAACATTATTGTAAAAACATTCTATATCATAATGCATAGCGGTTCCCGCGGCGGCGGCTTCGTCGCGATTTTTATTCCACATTTCTATTATTTCTTCTTTTGTCATTGGTTTATCGGTGGTTTGGTTCCAATATTTCTTATTTTTTTCTTTGTCGTTCCATTTTTTACTATTCATCATCATATTATCTATGATTTTATTATTATCAAATACAGGAAAGTGATGATGATTCCATGTTGTTACTGATGTATAACCAAGTTCTCCATGGACAGTGTATATATGAGGCCCTTCATCAAATTCAATGTATTTATCACGTTCATGTTCATTTTTCTTTGCTAAATAATCGATTTTCATTTTTTCCGACATATTTGTATTTTATATTAAAAATAAAATACAAAAGTTTTTTTCAATTTTATGGTATCTATTACAGTTGCCTGATTTATCGTTCTAAAATGTCACGTCCAAATGTTGTATATCTTCTTGTAGTTTCAAATACATTATTCTTTTTATTTCGTTACGACGTCGGTCATCTGAACATTTACCACCATTTATTTTTATCATATATATAATGTGATTTTCCTTGGTTGTTTCGTCATTTTCGATTTGTTCCATTACACTTCTTTGAAATTTCATATATTCTTGTAGAAATTTATAGGATAATATGGAAATGAATTTATCAATATCATCATTTGACATTATTTTCCAACTATATATATCCGGTTCTTCATCACTATTATTGTAGAAATATAATGTGTTTTGTTTTTGAGTAAACGCGCGTATTGGTATAAGCGTTTTAGATTTGGAATACGCTGTTTTTATACAATCTTTCATACCTTCTGTCAAATCATCTTGGAATACTGTTTCTAAATGAATATGTTCTACTTCTATATTTTTTGACCATTCAATGAAATTCATAGTAGGTATATTTTTTGGTTGATTCAAATATTCTAATATTAATTTTCGTTGTTTAACAAATGACGTGTTTTTTAATTTTTCTACTTCCTTTTCTAATTTATTACATTTAAACAAAGCCTCCCGTAATAATTGATACATTTCACGCTGAGATGGCAATTTTTCATACGAATCCATTTCATTATCATGATTATTGGTAGACCTATGGAAGAATTCGCAACATGGTACATGTTTGTCATGATTTTCTTTTTTTCTATAATTTCTAAAACAATATTTACATGTGTATGTTGTTGCCATGTTTTATTTTGTACTATATTAGTATTATTCATTTTATTTTTAGATTATTATAATTCAATTTTGTATACTATGAAAATGTTATTTAGTAAAAAATCAATTGCACGACGCAATGACTCAATAAATCATTCCCCAAAAACATTTAATACAGATAATTCTGTAAATATGCAACCTATTAATGGAATACGATATAAATATGATATGATTTCTGTTGCAAATAGTGGTAAAAAATGTAGTTTTTGTAATAGATAAATTTTATATGTAATGATTATGAAATATAATCTATAATATTATAATATACACATGAGTAATTATATTGATAATACCGATTTATTTTTAACACCCAAAGTAAACCAATATAACAATCACATGGTTATGACAAATGTTATGCAGCCTACCCAAACAAAATATATTAATATTGATACACGCAATCTGGATTCTAGTTTTAATGCAGTTGCTAGCCATGTATTGAATCTACCAGAACGTATCAACAATGTCAAAAGTATTTGTGTTCGCAATATTGAAATTCCTATGTCATTTTACAACGTTTCATCCAATTTAGGAAATAATTATTTTGGAGTATATGATGTTGCTGCTGGAACATCCAAGACTGTTGTTGTTGCAGATAATGAATATACTACATCTACTTTATATGCTGAAATTAATACAAAATTGGCTGCACTTGGTGGTAATTTCGGTGATTTATCATTTAATTTAGTAAAAAATTCATATATATCATCATTGAAGGTTAGTAGTTCTGCATCTAGTGGTATTGATGTTACATTTGCAGTAGATACCAATAACATTTTTGATAAATACAATTTCAAAAATAAAATGGGATGGATGCTTGGGTTTCGCGATTTATCTTATAATATTAGACAAACTACTCGAACTGCTGAATCTATTGCTGATATGAATAGTTCTCGTTATTTATATTTAGTAATAGATGAATTTACAAAAGGAAATAACAGTACCTTTTTAACAGTCAATACCATGTCCCAAATTAAATCCAATGTTATTGCCCGTATTTCATTAAATAAAACAACCTATCCATTTGGTAGTGTATTACCTGCTAATAATTTTAATGGATTATTATTGACTGACAAACGAACCTATAATGGTAAAGTAGATTTACAAAAATTAAAAATACAATTAGTTCATGAAAATGGAGTACCTGTTAATCTAAATGGTTTAGGGTTCTCATTTTGTTTAGAAGTTGAATATGAATAATTATGTAAAATGGATGTATAAAATTGAATATATTTTTATTATAAATAATATTTGTATTATTTACAATATCATTATCATATACACCGCCATTATCATATACACCGCCATTATCATATACACCGCCATTATCATATACACCGCCATTATCATATACAATGTCTTTATCAAACGAACAACAATATGCTTTTGAACAATTTAAATGCGGCAAAAACTTGTTTATTACCGGTCCAGGCGGGACTGGAAAAACGAAACTTATACATCACCTAGTAGAACATGCAAAATCGAATTCTAAATATTTTCAAGTTTGTGCAATGACTGGATGTGCGGCTATTTTGTTGAATTGTGGTGCGCGAACGGTTCATTCATGGAGTGGTATTAAAACTGGGCGAGGTCCAGTGGATAAGATTATTGCATCTATATTACGAAATAAAAATTTACTTAGTAATTGGCGAAAAGTTCAAATACTTATAATTGATGAGGTCAGTATGATGTCTGAAAAAATATTCAATCTTCTCAATGAAATCGGTAAACAAACACGAAAATCCATACTACCTTTTGGTGGAATACAACTTATATTTACTGGTGATTTCTATCAACTACCGCCAGTACCTACCGCGGGAGAACCGGAAACAGAACGATTCTGTTTTGAATCTAATTCATGGTTCTCAGTATTTCCTATTGAGAACCATATTGAATTGAAAACTATGTTTAGACAAACAGACCCTTTATATATTGATATACTATTACAAATCCGAAATGGAGAACTTACAGAAGAAAACAAAAAAATACTACAAAAATATGTGAAAAGGGAATATAATGCGGCGGAACATAATGATTGCGTTTTAACAAAATTATTTCCTGTTAGAAATAAGGCTGATTTTGTAAATAATGCACAGTTCTCAAAAATACAAGAAAAAGAATACAATTTTGAATGTCATATTAAAACAGATTGTTCTACTTATATTGAGAACAATAAACCAATTTCATTACAATTATTGACAAAAACGAGAACTTTGTCTCAAAATGAAATTCAATATGAAATTGATAGTTTAATAAACAATACTCCATGTTCTCAAATATTATCTTTAAAAATCGGTGCAGCAGTAATGTGCACTGTTAATATTGATATGGAATCTGGTATTTGTAATGGTTCTCAGGGTATAGTTATTCGTTTTATTGAGAACCCGAATGTATCTGGTGAATTTGTACCTGTTGTAAAGTTCTCCAATGGTGTTATTAAAACTATACAAAAACATTATTGGCAATCCGATGAATATCCTTCCATTGCAGTTGGCCAATATCCGCTTGTTTTAGCATGGGCACTTACTATACATAAAATTCAAGGTGCAACTATGTCTATGGCTGAGATTGATATTGGATTTAGTATATTTGAATATGGACAAACATATGTTGCACTTTCGCGAATTCAATCACTGGATGGTCTTTATCTGTCAGCGTTTAATCCAGACCGGATTCGCACAAATCCAAAAGTAATTGAATTTTATAAAAATATACCAAAAGTTGAGAACTTTGAATGTTCTCAACCGGTTGTTACAAAAACATTAAATTTTGAAGAATATGTTTATAACGAAGATAATAATATACAAAATAGTAATATCAAAATTATCAAATTATAAAAAGTATTTTACACCATTGAAGATTTAAAATGGGACAAAAAATATTCATGTAATTCTACTTCATCTATTTCGTATTCATACCATATTCTTGGCGATATATCAAAATATTTTACACTTGGTAGTGTATCAAACATTTTATAAAATGTATTCTGTGAAATTTCATCATTCTCTTCCATTTCACGAAATATCTTATTTTTATACTCACAAATATATTCATCCGCATATTTGTATATTATTTTTTTAATTTCTGATAAATCATTAGCATATCCATATATTTCATCCTTGTGTTTTTCTTTTTGTTCTTTATTAGAGTAAATAATTTTGAAAGGATACATGAATAATTAATTATTATTCATGTCTTTATATTAAAATATGTGCCATTTTAAATCTTACACCATTGCACATTTAAAACGCCCACTTTAAGTGGGCGTTCTTTGAACGTGCTTTGGTAACTGTTACTTTGCAACTGATAATTCGCCTTTTATACCCGAGAAATCGCCAAAGGCGAATTCAGGGTTATATAATCGGCGATTTAAAAGTGCAAAGGTGTAAAGGGTGTAAATTTATAATTATATACCTAAAATTGAGAACCTTATTGTATGTTCTCCAAATGCATGACCAGTGCCGGTTCGTTTCGCAACATATTCATTTACAATGCTTAATTGAAACGCCGTTTTTTTGTTTTTTTATTATTTCTATTCTTTGCTATATATTTTTGTCGTTTAGTATTATTTTTTCTACCACCAACACTACCGCTACTCTCAATTGATTTTTTTAATTTTTTTAATTTTTTTATTTCACTTTTTTCGTCATAAGGAAAGTTCAATACTGTTTCTTCAATTTCACCCACAGGAATTTCGTTTTGTTTAATTAATTCCCTACAAAGACCATGTAAAGTCCCCATATTTCCTTCATTTGCAGTTGTACCAATTTCATCTATTACTTCTTTCATTTCAGACAATAAGTTTTTACTTATTTCTAATTTATTTATACATTCGTTTATATAATCTTTTTTTTCTTTAACTTCAATTGTTTTTTTATCAATTATTTCAAAAATTCCTTTATAATGTTTTCGTAAAAAATCTGGATTTTTACAAGCATATTTAGAATGTACTACTCTCATTGCTTCCAAAGCATTTGTAAGTACTTTATTATATTTTGAAATTGATTCTTCAATAGTACTCATACTATATATTAGATATTAGATATTATTGAATCAAAAATCAGGTGTATAACGAAGATAAAAATATCAAATTATAAAATATACTTTGAATATATAATGGTAGCTGGAAGTATTTTACCATTTACTATTCATAACGGTAAAGTCTATTTTTTATTTGGTAAAGAAAATGCGTTAGCTGATACCCCTGGGTTCTCTGATTTTGGCGGTGGAGTAGAAGGAAATGAAGACCCATTTCAAACTGCATTAAGAGAAGGCGGTGAAGAACTTACTGGATTTTTAGGCGATTCACATACATTAGAAAAACATATCCAGAAAAACGGGGGATGTTACAAAATGTTACATAATACCTATAATATTCATGTCATTTATGTTGATTACGATGAGAACCTTCCAAAATATTATAATCAAAATCACGAATTTTTATGGAAACGAATGAATAAACAATATTTAAATAATACGAAATTGTTTGAAAAAATAGAAATTCGGTGGTTCTCCATTTCTGATATGAAAAAACATAAAAAAGAATTCCGCAATTTTTATCAAGAAATTGTTCCTAAAATTGTTAGCGAAGTTCCTTTTATTATTAAGCATTTCAAAAAATGCGGAAAAGTTGGTTATTCGAAGAAAGGTTCTCGTAAAAAATATTCAAAAAAAACTCGTTCCACTAAAAAATTCCGCGGAGGAGCCTGACTAGTGGCGAAATCTGATTAAATTTAGAAAAATGGAAAATGGAAAAATATAACTCTATATTCGCGAATAAACCCGCGAGAATGCCGATTTTTGGTTCTCATACATCTTTATAAACAGGTAAAAAGAGAACTAGAAAATCTAAGAAAAATGGAGTTTTAGAAAAGAGAAGATAAATGTAAAAATGGTAAAATAAAAATACATGGTAATTGTATATATTATATAAATACCATGTCATCTACTTCAAATTGGAAAAAATTTGGTGGTATTAACAAACTTGATAAAATGAATTTTTTAAATGTTAATTCTATTAGTACTGATAAATTGATATTACGTGAAGCATATGTAGGGGCTTTTGATATTTGTGGTAATATAGCCATCAGTGAAAATTTGTCGGTAAATGGAATAACTGATTTGAGTTACATTCATATTAGAAATAATGTTGATGTTTCTAAAAATGTTGTAATTCAAGGCAATGTGTTAGTTAAGGGAAATACTATATTTACTTCAACACAGTCTACGTTTACTGAAAAATTATATTTTGGCAGTAGTAATAAGCAATATTTTTATGGTGACCCCAGTGGAATCGGTCTCAATATTGAAACACCAAATGCGACGTTGGATATTTGTGGAAATCGTATTGAAGTACTGAATGTTTTTTCAGGTTTAAGTACTAATCGAAACATTATCGCTCGTAATATGAATCATAAAGGCATTGTTGCACATGTTGATAATAGTAATTCTACCCTCGATTTTTTTAATGATGTTTCTATAAATCGCGTTAATACATATGATGGCAGGATTCAATATATAAAAGGAGGGATTATGATGATTGATGTGTCTGATAATACATATGTAGCTTCTAGATTATCTGTTTCAAATCGTGATGCAAGCGCGCATGTTATGGGAGAAACTGCTGTTTTATATGATATTTGTAAGAATACATTTGCATATAATGTATATGATGTTTCCAGTGTAAATACTGGAAATGCTCTTTCGTTAATTTCTTCCGATAATTCATCCAATACTTTTTTGAATATTGTTACTCCTAATAAAAATGGATTATCTATTGGAGGGGGAGCATATCCATTGGATAGAACAAAAGCAATGGGAACTATCGGATTATATGATGTGTCAAATGGGTATACACCAACACAAAATATAGTAAAGGGTAGTAGTTTGGTTAAATATAAAACTACACTCGGTGTTAATACGCACGCACCTCGTATTGATAATTATGTTGTAGATATTAATGGTCCAATACATTTAACAAATGGCGAAATTACAAATGTTAGCGCGAATGATTTTGAAATCAAAAATATTGTATTTTCAAGAACAAACAAAGATTGCGGATTGGCTATCGGAACACCGTATAGTGTTCCTGACCCAAGTCGTAATATTCCAGATGCTAGTCTTAGTATGCAACAAATTTTATACACGCAAAATGGCGGTAAATCATGGACAAAATCCCGTATTGTTGATAATTTTACTCAAAATGGCCGGCAATCACTTTTGGAAACGCAACCAATCAATTTTTATGATGGATATCTTTATGACCAAAGTTATTCTATAATTGGTGGTGATAAAAATTTTATATTTTATTCTAATGATGGTGGAAAAAAATGGAATAATATTACAGTTGCTGAACCAACCGAAGGTCTAGGGTACGCTGAATTATCTGTAATAGGTATATATATTGGTGAGAGTGATAATCCTAATAGTGATTATAAACGAGTTGTTCTTTTATATAATAATTCCGCAAAATTTCGTGTGTTTGATATTCAACTTAGTCTATTAAATAGTAATTTTTCATCGAATACTGCGTATGATATTTTGAATACGAATATTACTAATTTTAATGGCGGTTCTGGTGTATCATTTAATAATATGCATGGATATGGTAATTATGTTTATATGGTTGGTAGTAAAATTATGAAATATGATATTATAAATAAAGTATTTATTAATACTGCATCGCATAATTTACCAAATAGTTCAACTATGGAATATAATTATGTCTATGCATATGATAATAATTATGTTATTGCCGTCGGAACAAATATTATTTCATATACCAAAAATGGGGGAACTAGTTGGACAGATATTTATGTAAATACATCTGAATTGGCAATAGATTCTATTATATTACAAAGTGTTTATATTTTAGATGCAAATAATGCTATGGCAGTTGGAAATAATGGAATTATTATCTATACTACGGATGGGGCTTTAACATGGAAAACTGCGGATAACGATGTAATTAATTCATCTGGTAATAAAAACCGAATTGTTAATCTTGATTATAATTTAAACGGACTTGTTATGCAAGATATGAATTCATTTATAGTATCTACATTAATAACCCAATATTCAAATATTCAATATAATAAAAACCCAGGCAAAACAAACATAATGTATTGTTTTTTACCAAATTTGATGAACCGTAATAATAATTATGTTTTTGATATGTCGGGAAATATGGGAGTTGATGGTGATATACGTATTAATAGTGGACGGATTTTGATTGATAGCTCAAATGATGTTTATAGTGATAGTAGCAATGGCTCTCTACAAATTTCAAAAGGTGGAGCGTATATACGTGGTAATTTAAAAATTGATGGACGTATATTTGCAAATGGAGGTATGACAAGTACTAGTCAAACACTGTATGCAGAAGTAGCTAAATTTTCAAGTGGAGTTACTACGGGCGATGTAGATGCAAGTGGAGCTAGACAAGTTAAAGGTGCAGTGGTTATTGATAATAGTGGCGGATTATATGTAAGTGGTAATACATACATCGGTGGATGGATGGATGTTAAAGGCAATTTAAAGGTAATTGATGATATTGATGCTATGAAAAATTTAAAAGTATACGGTAATTTTAATCCAGAGAATGTTATTGTTAATGGTGCTATTCCTGCAACTGGTAATGCAGATGGTGCATTAAGAGTTCCAAATGGAGGTGCTTATGTAAAAGGGAATACATATATTGATGGAAATTTAGTTCTTGGTAATAATGCTAGTATTACCGGAACTATTACAATTACTGGAAGTTCATCTTTGAATAATAGTGTCAATATTTCTGGTATTACTACTGTAACCAATACAACTGATTCCGGTTCTTCTAGTACTGGTGCTCTTATTGTTAATGGTGGAGTAGGTATTGTAAAGAGTATGAATATCGATGGCATTGCCACTATGAACAATACATTAAATTCTGAATCTTATAGTAATGGCTCACTGGTCGTAAAAGGTGGTGTTGGTATTGCAAAAAACATTTATATTAATGAAAATAGTAATGTAGCTGGTAATAGTAATATTACTGGTAATTGCAATATTACTGGTAATACAAACGCTACTGGTAATATTATTATAAGTAATTATAATAACAATGCGTTGAATCTAATAAATGGAGGTGTATTTATAAACGGAAGTTTTCCTACTACTACTGTTAATTCGGGTGCGCTACGAATTCCAAATGGGGGCGCATATGTTGGCGGTAATTTAATCGTCAATGCTAATACGACATCAAGTACTTCAACTTCGGGTACATTGATAGTTACTGGTGGTGTTGGTATTAGTGAAAATATGAATGTTGGTGCATTAGCGAATATTGGAGGAAATACAAGAATTACGGTTAATACAACATCTGGAAATACAACTACTGGTTCATTGGTAGTTACTGGTGGTGTTGGTATTAGTGAAAATGTGAATGTTGGGGGATTCGCTAATATTGGAGGAGTTACACAAATCACGACTAATACTGTGTCAGGAAATACAACTTCCGGTTCACTTATAGTTACTGGTGGCGTTGGTATTGGAGGAGCTGTGAATATTGGGGGATTAGCTAATATTGCAGGTATTGCACGACTCACTTCGAATACTACATCTACCAATACAACTTCGGGTTCACTTATAGTAACTGGTGGAGTTGGTATTAGTGAAAATGTGAATATTGGGGGATTAGCTAATATTTCAGGTATTACACGACTCACATCAAATACAACATCTGGAAATGCAACTACTGGTTCATTGGTAGTTACTGGTGGTGTTGGTATTAATGAAAATGTGAATGTTGGAGCATTAGCTAATATTGCAGGTATTACGCGACTCACTTCGAATACTACATCTACCAATACAACTACTGGTTCATTGGTCGTTACTGGTGGTGTTGGTATTAGTGAAAATGTGAATATTGGAGGATTAGCTAATATTGCAGGCGTTACACGACTCACTTCGAATACAACATCTATCAATACAACTTCCGGTTCATTGGTAGTTACTGGTGGTGTTGGTATTAGTGGGGCAGTTAATGCATTTTCATATAATGCAACATCGGATTATCGTATCAAAGAAAACGTCAAACGATTAGATAATTCTTTTTCAGTGGATAAATTAGAACCAGTTGTTTATTATAATACAGTGAATAAACGAGACGACATTGGGTTTATTGCACACAAAGTACAAGAAGTATATCCTTATCTAGTTAATGGTGAAAAAGATTCACCTGATTATCAAACTCTTAATTATATTGGACTTATTGGTATATTAGTACATGAAGTACAAGAATTGAAGAGAGAAATTGCTGAATTAAAAAAATAGGGGTATTTTCATACTATTTGAGTTAAATAATATGAAAAATTATTAAAAAAATGCATTTATATTTGTAATTGCATAATATGAACCATTATTAAATATTGCGATTTGTTGAGTACTAATAGTTGCACTGGATATCGTAGTTGATATATTTGAAGAACCTCCATTATAGTAAAAACTATTACCAGCAGTGGTCAATGTTTGACCATTTATAACAACAGAATTACAATAATATAATTTAGCACTTGCTGCATTCATATTTATTAATGTTATTATATATGATCGTGTTGTTTGATAGTTACTTGTAGTTATATTACATGTATAATTTCCACTAGGTGCCGATGGTAATATAAATGTAGACCCGGTTGTAAAATCTACTGTGAAACTAGTTCCACTACCGGTTGCTGTTAATACTGGTTCTAATATATTATTTAAATATATAGAACTTGCATAATAAGCTGGACCAGTTACCCCAAATGATACTCCTGTTGGCATAGTTAATGAGGATGCGCCTATCAATACTTGACCAGCATTATAAGATATATTTGTTCCGTTTATATTCCATGGACTTGGTCCAGTTGGTCCGGTTACGCCGGTTGGTCCAGTATCCCCGGTTCTTCCGGTTGCTCCGGTTGGTCCATCAATTCCATCCAAATTTATAGAGTATACATATACTACATCTGAACCCGGTGCAAATTCACCTGTTTGATTTATATACGTATATTTATAGTATGTCTTTACACCTGATAATACAGTATCTGTATAACTCACTTTATTATACAATAAAGTATCATGAGTAAACCCATTTACATTTCTAATGCGTGTCAATACAAGTGAACCACTAGTACTATCATGGTCATATACCGTTGCTTCAAATGAATTGTTTGGATTTATATTATCTACACAAACTACACTATTACCTGGAATATATGAATATCCAATAGGTACATTAAAAAAAATTTCATCATCATACATCGGTATTTGTTTATTAGGACTATCTGTTACTAGCGCATACCTATCCCCTGCTGGTCCAGTATCCCCTGCTGGTCCAGTATAACCAGCGGGTCCAGTGTAACCAACTGGTCCAATATCACCAACAGGTCCAGTGTCCCCAGCGGGTCCGGTATAACCAGTTGGTCCGGTGTAACCAGTTGCTCCGGTATTTCCGGTTTCTCCAATTGGACCAGTATTTCCGGTATATCCAGTAGGACCACTAATCCCAGTATTTCCGGTTTCTCCAATTGGGCCAGTATTTCCGGTATATCCAGTTTCACCAGTTGGACCAGTTGGACCAGTTGGTCCAGTAATACCAGTTGTACCAGTGGTTCCGGTGGTTCCGGTAGGTCCTGTCGGTCCTGTAATACCAGTTGTACCAGTTTCACCAGTTGTACCAGTTGTACCAGTTGTGCCAGTTATTCCAGTTGGACCAGTTGGTCCAGTACGACCAGTACTACCAGTTGAACCGACTCCATCTATATTAACAAAAAAGTAATAATCCAAATCAGCTTGTACAAAATTACCTACTATTTCATTTACTAATACTTTCAGTTTTGCTTGGGCCGATAAATTATCATATTCTTGTACAACACCTTTGAAATATTTCGTTTCTCCAACCCTATTCAATGTAACTACTACATTTAAACCTATTGAATATGATAGTCCAGAATCTACATCAAATTGGAGTATATCACCTAATATTGGTAACCGAGTAGGTGTTGAAGTTGGTGTTTTACCATTATAAGTTTTTGTCATATATATATTTCCAGAATCACCTTTTTCACCTCTATCCCCGGTAATTCCGGTTGGTCCAGTAATTCCAGTTGGTCCAGTAATTCCGGTTGGTCCAGTAATTCCAGTATTTCCAGTAATTCCGGTTGGTCCAGTTCGTCCAGTTACACCAGTTGCTCCGGTTGGTCCAGTTACACCAGTTGTACCAGTTATTCCAGTTGCTCCTGTATTTACTGCACTGCCTGGAATGCCAGTAGGTCCAGTTGTACCAGTAGGTCCAGTTGTACCAGTAGGTCCAGTTGCACCAGTAGGTCCATTTTCACCAGTAGGACCAGTTACACCGGTCTGTCCAGTTTCACCAGTATATCCTGTTTCACCCGTTGTACCAGTCATTCCAATAGGACCAGTAGGACCCGTTGTACCAGTAGGACCTGTTGTACCAGTTGGTCCATTTATACCATCTAAATTTACTATATAAGTAATTTGATTGTTTAAATTTCCATTTTTATTTGTTATATCTTTTAATATTAATATTCCATTATTTTTATCATAAGAATGTACATATGCATTGAACCTTATTGTTGATGAGTTTACTCTATCATTACATACAACTAAATTACCTTGAACATATGCTAGGTCAACAGATACATTGAATGTAATATAAGGGTTATTTTGTTCTAATACATCTACATTATAAGATTGAGTTGTAGTTGTCAAATATTTATCACCAGAAACACCAGTAGGTCCAGTAATACCTGTAACACCAGTAATACCAGTAAATCCGGTATATCCAGACGGACCAGTTGGACCAGTTATACCATTGAACCCATATTTTAAATAAATATCAATTATACTATTCAATGCATGTGTTGCAATATTATTACTATAATTATCATATACATTTGTTTTACTTTTTGAACCGCCAAATAATCTACTTGATTTATTCGACATTTTAATTAAATAGATATAATAAATATAAATATTTTATTTATACATATTATCGTATTAAATATAATTTTATATAAATATTATAAAATCATATAAATTTTTTTATTATTTTATCTTTTTGACCATATAATTTTCTAAACATAAAATGTTTTACGCCTTTGCCTAATTGCACAAATGGAACCCATTTTACACCATTGCGCATTTCAAATGCGCAATCAGTATCGCCTCGCTCACTCATAACTGCCCACGGTGTGGGCGTTTTCATTGTGCAAAGGTGTAAAGCAATTTATACCTATACACAAAGGTGTAATGCCTACAATGTTTTCCCTTTACCCCCCAATATAATCAATTTTCACAGTATTTATGAAAATCGTGCTGTCTCAAGTAAGTTAACCCATGGTGTTTTTTAATTTTTAGTTTTATGTTATTAATTATGATTGATTAATAATTATTTAGATGATGCAGGTTTGAGACATATACAACTATATATTTTTCTTTAAGTTATTTGACTTATATGTTTAATATTGGAAATTGTTTTATATTTATAAACTATGGATTCGCTTGATTTAGATATTTCTTGGGTTGAAAAACACGAACGCTTACTTAATATACATCAAAATTATCAAAAAGAACATATGGATTCTATTAAAATATGTTATATTTATGTAAATTTACAATCAGAAATTGAACAAGTTATTTGTGAACATGAAACATTGTCTCAATTACAAAATAAATCGATTATATCAAAAGAACGTGTATTGCAATTAGTGCAAAATAAAAAAAATTTAAATAATTTCAAATATAGTGTTGATTCTATTTTACTTTATAATGTTTCCATTGAACCAGAAAATATTCAAAAATATGTAAATAGTGAAATTGTTGAACCTTTTTTGAAAGTTTATCCTATTGTGGATGAAATTTTAATACATCCTTCTATTTTTATTTTTCATGAAATCAATTGTATTTATCTTATATTTAAACAACATGAAACCAAACCTCCTCCCAAATCCATTCTTAAAACTTCTGTTATTATGGATTCAAAAACTACCAATAAAAAAACGAAACGGGTTCGTATTCAAGAAGAATTGAATGTTAAAAAACCATCCCATAATATTACCAAGAAAAATATATAATTTGCGTAACATAATGCATAATAATATGTAAAACAATATTATTATGGAAACATATAATACAAAATATGGCAATATTACTTTATATAAAAATGAAGTTTATATTGGAGGCGTTTTTAAAATAGGCGAGTATTGGGAAGAAGGTAATTTACTTGCATTAAAGGATTACATAAATCCAAATCGTAATATTTTAGAAATAGGAGGTCATTGTGGAACTTCATCTATTGTTTACTCTTCGTTTTTGAATGATGATAAAAAAATATTTGTGTATGAACCACAACGTAATATGTATAATTTGTTGGTACAAAATATAAATCAAAATAATTTACAAAATAAAATTATACCTAATAATTTAGGATTATTTTGTTACAATGGAACTGCTGTAATGAATTCTATTGATTTAGACGGTGGCGGGGGTTTAGTTGAAAAAGATATAATGAAGAAATTGATTTACAATGTAATTTTGGAGGTATTGGATTAGGACACGATGGTGAAGTAATTAATATTACAACAATAGATGACTTGAACTTAGATGATATTGGA